GCGTAAAATGCGAGAAGATGGGCGCATTACTAACGTACCTTACGAATCAAGCAAGCCAGTTTACACGTTTTGGGATTTGGGATTTGGAGATTCGACGGCGATATGGTTTGTACAAATGGTTGCAGGCCAATACCGTGTTATTGATTATTTAGAAAATAATCGTCAGGCCATTGATTACTATGTAAGGCAGATTCAAGCTAAGCCTTATGTTTATGAACGCCATTTTTTACCACATGACGGCAATCATGCGAACCTTGCCACAGGTAAAACAATGCGCGAGATCATTGAGGGTTACGGCTTAAAAGTAGAGATAACTCCGCAAATAGGTGTTGATAACGGCATTAATGCGGTGCGTATGGCTATGCCTAATTGTTGGATAGATGAGCAAAAATGTAAAGACGGCGTAAAAGCATTAGAGTATTATCACTACGAACAGGACAAAAACGGCAATCGCAAAAATACACCAGCTCACGATTGGTCAAGCCATGGGTGTGATGCGTTCCGTTATATGGCTGTTGCGTTTAAAGAATCAGTAGCACCAAAACCATATAAGCGACAATCTTATGGTGGTCATGGCTGGATGGCTTAACAAATTACTTATTGTCGAGATGACAAAATGAAAGATTTATATAAACAGATTTGCGAACGTATCAAAGCGGACAAAGACGCAAAACGCGAAGAACGCGAGTTAATGCTTGATGATCAACGATTCGCGGCAGGTGATCAATGGCCAATGCAGATAAAGCGTAAGCGCGAAATTGAGGGGCGACCGATTCAAACAATCAACCGTTTGCCTGTTTTTATTGACCAGATTGTCGGTGATGCACGTCAAAACAAGCCGAGTATCAAAGTACACGCGGCTGAGGATGGTGATGTAGATATTGCAGGAATTTATGACGGCTTACTTCGCTCTATTCAAAACCAAAGCAATGCCGACTTTGCGTACGATTCTGCTATTGAAAATACGGCTACTTTCGGCTTTGGTGCGTGGCGCATTAAGACTGACTATGAGAATGAGTTAAGCTTCAATCAGGTTATCAAAATCGAGCGTATTGCAGACCCTTTAAATGTTTACTTTGATAAAAACGCTGAGCAGCCCGATTACTCCGATGCTAATCACGTCACTATTTTAGTGAAAATGACAAAAGACGAGTTTAAATCGCGCTGGCCTGATGCTGAGGCATCTAATTTTGATTACTATGATAAAGAATGGTTGGCTGATGATTGCGTGATTGTTGCCGAACATTGGTATAAAACAAATGAGCCTAAAACGCTTTACCTGTTGCAAAACCCAGAAGATGGCAGCACTAAGGTAAGCTTTGAAAAAGAACCGTTTTATTTAGTTGTTGGTGAACGCAAAACAACAGAATCCAAGATTAAATGCGCGTTTTTGAGTGGTGCTGATAAGCCTTTAGAAATTCAAGATTGGGCGGGTAAATACTTGCCGATTGTTGGTGTAAACGGTAAAGAAGACTTAGTTGATGGTAAGCGTACATTGCGCGGCTTAGTGCGATTTAGTAAAGACCCTCAGCGGATGTATAACTATTGGCGCACGATTGACACCGAACAAAAAGCACTCGCACCAAAAGCCCCTGTTTTAGTGACTGCTAAACAGATTCAAGGCTTAGAAGATATTTGGCAAGATGCGTTAAGCGGTAATTTGCCTTATTTGATCGTCAATGATGACCCTAGCGCACCACAGCCACAGCGTTTAAATGCTGGAATCATGGACAAAGGTGCAAGTGAAGCTGCATTGATGTGTGTTGATGAAATCAAAAGCACAACAGGCATTTACTCAGCAAGTTTGGGGGATCGTGACAATGAAACGTCAGGCCGAGCTATTTTGGCACAACAGCGTAAAAGTGATGTAGGTAATTTCACTTTTATTGATAACGTGGCGCGGTCAATTAAATACACGGGTTTAGTTATTTTAGATTTAATCCCTAAAATCTATGATTCGGCTCGCGTTGTGCAGATCATGGGCGCGGACGGTGAGCAAAAGTTACAGCGTATTAACCAATTAGCAGAAACGAAAGGCGGTCAAAAATTTATTGATTTAAGTGTTGGTCAATATGATTTAACTGTGTCACAAGGCGCAAGCTATGCAACAAAACGCATTGAGGCTTTAAATAGTTTGATTGAGATTGCTCGTGTTAATCCTGCTATCATGCAAATTGCAGGCGATTTAATTGTTAAAAATATGGATTGGGACGGATCGGAGGAAATCGCGGAACGGTTAAAGAAAACATTGCCACCTAATTTGCAGGATAACGATCAAAGCGATATACCGCAAGAAGTGCAGGGCATTATCGAGCAAGGCAAGCAACAGATTGAGCAGCTACAGCAACAAGTTAATGAATTGCTTAATGAAAAAGACGACAAAGAGGACGAGTTAAGGCTCAAAAAGTACGAGATTGATGTAAAAGCTGAGTTGGAACTTGCCAAACTTGCAACAAATTCAGGGTTGCAGCCTAATGATGTTATTGCTATTGTTAATCAAATGCTAGCCAATGCATCGCAACAGCCTGAGTTGCCTGAAGATGATATGCAAGAAAAATTTAACCTGTTGGCAGACCAACAAATGATTGATGATCCAATGATTGAGCAAGAGCAAACACCAATGATGCAAGAATCTGATTTAAGTCAATTAAATCTACCTGATGTTATTCAACAAAACGAGGTGCAATAATTTGACAAAATACTTGGCATAACGTAAATTTATATTACTGTTACTAGACAGGTTAAATCTAGGTCGTCGTGATGACGCAAGCAAACCCGAATCAAGGTACTTATCCCATGAGTGATACAACTCAGTCAGATGTAATTGTGGAATCATCCCCACAGGTCGAAGCTGAAAAGCCTGAAAATGTTGAACCTGTTGAAAATCAGGAAACAAAAGAGCCTGAACAAACAGAAACAACAGAAGATGACGACAACAGCGACAGCCTACCCAATGGCGTTAAAAAGCGCATTGATAAATTGACTCGTCAAAAGTACGAAGCCATTGCAGAGGTTAATCGTTTAAAAGCTGAATTTGAAGCATTAAAAGCGCAAAACGCACCAAAAAGCGTTGAGCCTCAAATGTCTGATTTTGACACTTTTGAAGATTACACCGAAGCATTAGCTGAGTATAAGTACACGCAAAAACAGCAAGCACAAGCTCAACAACATAACCAACAAGCGCAAGCTCAAGCAATCGCGCAAGATTGGCAGAGTAAGGTTGAGAAAGTCCGAGCTGTTGCACCTGATTTTGACGCAGTATTCAACAATGTTGCCAGTATTGAGTTTGCACAATCAACACTAGATGCCGTTGCAGGGCATGAAAAAGGTGCTGAAATCGCTTATTTGTTGGGCAAAGACCCTGTAAAAGCGTATCAAATTGCATCTTTGCCACCTATGCAACAACTAATAGCAATCGGTGAAATTGCGGCAAAAACTAATTTAACAAAACCCAAAACCGTTACGAATGCACCGCCACCTGTCAAACCAGTGAGCGGAAAATCCTCAATTGTCGACCCGAATAATATGTCGATAAAGGAATGGGTTGAGCATCGTAATAAACAATTACGTCAAAAGTGAGTTTTAAACCATGGCTAATACAATTTTAACGTCTCAAATTATCACCCGTGAAGCACAACGCATTTTGCATCAAAAGTTGAATATCGTTGGGAACATGAATCGTCAGTATGATGATCGCTTTGCTAAGCGTGGTGCAAAAATCGGTACTTCTTTAGATTTGCGTTTACCTGCTAAATTTACTGTCCGCACAGGTTCAAGTTATAGCGGTCAAAACGTGGTCGAGCGCAAAGTCAACTTACCAGTTGCCACCGTCAAGGGTGTTGATATGGCTATTTCTGATTTAGAAATGGCGTTATCTTTAGATGATTTTAGTAAAACTATTTTAGAGCCAGCAATGGCGCAATTAGCGGCTCAGATCGAATATGATGCAATCAATGCGTTATATAAGTACGTTCCTAATTATGTCGGTACTGTATCTACTCAGTTAGATTACAAAAAATTCCAACAAGCTGGTCAAGTTTTGACTGAAAACTTATCCCCCAGTTCTCAACGTTGTTTTATCTTAAATCCATCTTCTCGTGTTGAATTTAGCGATGCGGTTAAAGGCTTATTCCAAAGCTCTACCAATATTGAAAACCAATACAAAGAAGGTATTGTTGGTCGAACTGGTGGTTTTGATGTATTTGAAAACACTATGGTTCCCGCACATACCACAGGTACTTATGGCGGCACTCCGTTAACCAATGGTGCGAATCAGGGTGAAACAGGCTCAGGCAATGCTTACGCTGCAACATCAAGCTTGATCACTGACGGTTGGACAAGTGGCGGCACTAGCTTAAAAGCTGGTGACATCATTACAATCGACGGTGTTTATGAAGTCCACCCAGAAACAAAACAAAGCACTGGTAAATTGAAGAAATTTACTATTGTTAGCGATGTTTCCGACACAACTGGCGCGATTACCATGACAATCAGCCCTGCAATTATTGCAGGCGGTGCTTATCAAAACGTAACTAATCGTGCTGGCGATAACAAAACAATCACTGTTTTAGGTACTTCTGCAACCGCTTACGGCCAAAACATCGCTTTCCACAAAGATGCGTTTGCTTTTGTAACCGCAGATTTAGAAGTTCCAAATGGAATGGATATGGCAGCCCGTGAAGTGCTTGAAGGCATCTCTATGCGTTTTATTCGTTGGTTCGATGGTGATACAGGCGAGTTTAAGTCTCGTATCGACATTCTTTACGGTTATGCCGCTGTTTATCCTGAATTGGCAGTTCGTGCCGTCCATCAATTAGCTTAAACCTCTGTTGCTCAAGGATGAGCTTTTTTCTTGAGGTGATTATGGTCACGTCTGA